GGTAAAAATGCTAACACATCAATCATGCTACTATTGTAACATGTTTTATGGAACAACGCAACTTATTTTGGCTTAACGATATTTTAAGTTTACCACATGTCCGGTGGAAACAATCACCTGCACTGACAGCATGGTAGGAGGAATAGGACGGTATCCAGATCCACCTGCGACCAAGGTGATGCCACTAAGTGATCCACCGGCAATACTGGCAGTGGCGGCTGCTCCAGCACCTTCGCCCACAAACTCAATCAATGGCGGAGCCAAATACCCAAACCCTGGGTTAGAAACAGTCACACCTGTGACAATGCCATTGGCCACAGTGGCAGTGGCCTGTCCCGGATTGCCCATGGCCTGGCCATTTGTACCTGTGGTGTATATGCTGTTGTTAAAACACAAACGCAGTATTGGATGCCACCCAATTACGTTCATGTAAATGGTTTCAGTTCTGTTTAGATACTGTGTAGATGGTGTTACATTGTACCAGATGCTTTGATAGTTTTCTGCGGCCTGGGCCTTGATGGTTCCTGTGTAGCCAATCAGGTCCATCTGTATTGTTGTGACAGCGCCAACTGGTTCAATGAAACTGCTGAAAAATTCAGTTGGCTGGTAAGGGCTGTAGTTGTTGATTGGACTGCCGGCGTTTATTGCCCAGTCTGGATATACTGTACTGCTTGATCCGCCATAGCTGTTTTGTGCTGTGATATCTGTGGTGGGAATTGTTAGATTAGCACTGGGCACATAAGCCGGATATACACTATCCACCACATCGAGCGGAGCACGAGCACCTGATTGTGCATCTGTGTACACTGCTTCTATTAGGTTGCCACTGGCTCGCATGATGCTGTAGGCAGCAGGCTGAGCCAACACTGTGTCAAGTTCTGCTGTGGTCAGTGTTACTTTGGCACGACCATACTGTGCATTGATAACAACCATTTCTTTTTGAACCAACAGCGCATCACCGTTCTGGCTGACCATTCTAAATGTCAGTGTGCTGCCGGTGATGTTTACAGGTTTTTCGTCTTGGTTGATGAACTCAAACAGGATTACATTATCAACACCTTTGTTGACGGTTAGTTTTTTAGCATACACAGGATTGTACCTCAGATTGAAATAAGCACCACTGGTGTCGACTACAATAACTCTAGTTACTTGTTGGTAAAGGTAAGCAGTGGTTGAATACATATAGCTGTATTTAGCGACAAATGACAACCTTTAAATTTAGCCAAAATTGCATGGTATAAATACCTCCGATGGCCAATGATATCTTTACTAAACTCAGCGAACAATATCCCTTTATCACACTCTGCATTTATGCTTCAACGGAGTATGTGGGAATCGTGCAGAATCAAGACGCCACTGTTACCACCATATACGACTTTGGCAGCATACACGAACCTGTGTTAAAGCAAAGATTCCTAGAGTTGGCCAACACCTGGTGGTGGGAAAGCAATAGGAGTATTCCCATCAACATCTTCCTGAAGAAAGACTGGGACGTATTTAGGCCTTGCCTACGTACATTTGCCAACAAAGATCTTGAAATCTTACACGGGCCTGTGTGCAGTCTGGCTGACATTGCACTGAAAAAAGGCAAACGCAAGAGTATTACACTGGTGCGACGGATGGACTGAGCAGGTTCATATGTAATGCTACCAAGGCTGCGTAAGAAATTGCGTGGCTTTTCTTAAATGTGTAGCCTCTACTTTCGTCGCCGTCCCAGACAGAGTCAAACACCACGTTCCAGGGTTGTCGTTGCAAGTGTGCCTTGCCCGGACGAATGATACTGATAAATGCTGCCATACGCGGAATACTGTCTGGCCGCATTGCTCTCAGCAAGTCTGTGTAATTGCCAACGTGGGCTAGTTGTTTTGCCCACTCGGGTTCTTGCCATAACCGACTCCAGTCTGGTTCTGTAGCCACTGCTTGAGCATAGTGCTCCGGACTGGTAATCAACTGATACACACTCATGTTTAAAAAGTCAATTTTAAAATAGCCCAACTGTTCTGCGGTTTCATAATCAATGGCCGCACACCGATTGACAGGGTCTGTTGGAATATCTGTCACATACACACCCGAGTTGTGACGACGCACTTGACCTTGTACCGTTTGTCGTGCGGGAGTATGCCGGATCAATTCCAGCAGTTGATTGCGATCTGCAAAATCAATATCAATATCTGCACTCATGTCCGTCTTTTCTAAGCATAGCATTCACATATGCTTCTTCTAATAAAGTTAATTCAGGCATATATCCCGGGTCGCTAATTATTTGCTGAACAATTTGATCACATTTGTTTTTTGAATCTTTGTACGGTTGTTTTTCTAAAAACACAGTATGCAACTGTTCCGCTCTCTGTTGTGTAGTATACTTTATTCCTGCCCATGTTGCAATCTGATTGAGCTGATCCAAGAACTGGTGTTTGTCGTAAAAGGCACCATACGGAAACTCGTACACATCAATGCATTCATCGTATCTCATCAATTGTTGTTGTGTCATAAATCCTGAGTTAACTGGATCCTCAAAACCAAGTTGAAAAAACTCTCTGAGTATGTGTCTCGGACAGTTGGGATTGGCAAAGCTGAGTTCTAATAATTCTAAGTTATGAACTTCAATACATTCTTGACGTATGTGGGCTGGCAGATGCTGAAAATCCTCCAGAGTGGTAATGTCGGGCCACGCAGGATCTTTTACTCTATCATAGCTATTTTTTATTTGATTAGCAAAGAATGAATTTAAAATGTTATCTAGTACCCATTGATAGTTTTTATTGCTGAATTTGTGGTAAGTATCGACTTCTAATTCATCGTTGTTATAACCGTAGTCCCCGGCTCGTAATAAACTAATCTGACTCAACTGCAATAGATCATCAGCTTGCATTTTTACTGCAATCACACGATTATATCGTAATGGAACCAAATCAAAAGAATGATGGCCTGCATAAAATACTCGTGGTGTTAGATATTGTTTGTTGTGTGATGCTCCAGCGGCATTAAACGGATCACCAACTGTTTCAACACCGGCCATGACGTTACACACAAATTCTAAGAAGTTTCCGTGTGCACCGCCTTGAAAGTCTATGTGTATCATCGTTGCACCAGGGTTGTGACAATATCCAATTGTTCTTGTGCATGTGTCACTGCGGCCACAGCATCAGCCACAGCAGGATGCCGATTAGCCAACTCTTCTAGGCGTTTTTCTTTTTCCATTCGACGACGAACCCACTGAACCGCTTCCTGCGTTGGGCCGTCAAGACTCACCTGAGTCTGTCCGCTGGACAATGTCAGCCAAGTGACGCCATCGTATACTTCTATGTTACTCGAACTTGAATTGTAACGTAGCATTCCGGCACTCTGAGAGCCCGGGCTTATGTACGGCTGCATAGTACCGCTGCCACTGGTTGTTAGTCCTACACCAGGTATTATTCCTTTGATCATGTCACCATCCTGCCTGTGTTAGTATTTCTTTAGCGTACTCTTGGTCTGCAGAGTAATCCTTAAACCGTTTTTGCCATATATCGCTGTCAATGTAGGGCCATACCATAGCAATTTGACCAGCATCCAATGTGCTTAAAAAACGTTGTCCAGATTCACTATTGTAGATCACCCAGGGACTAATGCGGCCTGTTGTCACTGCATACACAGTTGCGTTGGTGCCGCCATAACGCAGGCAATCTTGCGCAGGATTACCTGTTTTCTCTGCCCAGTCGATACTGTATTCCATTGCACGGGCCAGTGCATCGTTAATGTTCTCTACTTGCAAATAGTATATCAGATATTCGGTGTAAACTGCGTCACGACACCAATGATCAATCTTTTTGTTTTGCTTGAGAACCCATTCCATGAAACGTGCAGGGTTGATAGCACGTATGGCCACACAATATCTACCAAACTTTACAAATGCTCGATAGTACGGTGAATCGGCAAAGTCATCAAATGTTTTTAGCTTGGCACTGCCCTGTGTCATTTCATAAAACTTAATGTAGGCTTGAAAACCTAACTCTACTCCACGCTCTGCTCGTTCCTGTCTGCGACGCCGTGGTTCACAGCTATGCACAGTGAGACTTGTTTCTTTTACAAAGTCTTTCTTACAGTACTGACAGGTGTAGGTCATTTTTTAGTGTCTTGTCCAGATAACTTCAAATGCTCATCAATTTCTTTTTTAGTAGTAATTGATGCCAGCACTGCAATGTCATCGTCTTTGAGATGCGGGTATAGTTCGGCCAACTGCTTGCGTATACCGCTGGCACCAGGTTCTTTTTTCTTAGGAGCAATCCAGGTATGCTTTGGTGTGCCCATGTCAGGACTTACTGTTGTGGCACATAACCACTGTAGTCCCGGATGTTTGCTCAGAGTAAAGAAGTGTTTGTTGAAGCGTTCGTTAAGTGCAATAACATAAAACTCCTGTAGTTCTCGACTGCCTTCTACTGCACTACCCCAGCGCAACATTAAAAAGTTTGAAAACTTTTTGCGTTCTTCATCTGTTAGTTCATTGTAAAAGTCACGATTCTTGCGATCAAACTGTCGCATTTCGTTGGCAATGTTTAACTTGTCACTCATTACCAGGCCTTGTCATAGTCTACAATTTCACAGTTGCGACTGATATCTTTTACAAAGTAAACACAGTCGGGCTTGGGGCCGTCGGAGATAGGAACACACAACATCTGTCCGTTCTTTAATCGCGGTGCGTACCAGGCCACTTCGTGGTACACATCTACAATTTCAATGGTGGGAAAACTGGGACGGAAACTGCTGAGTGGGTTGAACTGGAATACCTTAAACCCACGATCGTTGATACTGGTCAAGGGCAGTACTTCAAGGTCGCCTACTTCGGGTTCACCAATCAGTATCTGCCAGTCCATGGGCATGCGTATTTTATGTTCACCAATTTGCAGTACCAGTGCAGGCGCATTGAAGCTTTCTAAGAAAATAAGCGGAATATAATGATAGTCAGGATCCTTGGGATCGCTGTTGTCAAATATAGCAAACCTCATGTCTTCAACTTCTTCTGGAAGATGGTCAAGGTCAAAAAGTGTATTGTCAAGTGTTAATATTCGCATGTGTGTATAGTACAGTATAACAAGTCAAATGTCAAGTGTTTTAAACTTTGTTATCACTTCATTAGCAAATCCAGATTGCCAGACTGGATCCGGCACATGGAACAACGGATTAAACGGTGTCTGCAACTCCAATGGATATGTGGCTAAATTCAGATCAATTGCGTGTGATTTAAACTGATCAAGTTGTTCAGTTATAAACTCTTTGTAGAGTTGAATAAGTTTTACATCAAGATAATGTTTTTGATATATTCCCATGGAATAAAGAAAAGGAATATTTAAACTTTTCAAAAAATACAGCGTACCAAGTATTTGCCAAAATAGTTTAAATTGTGTTATCTCATTATCTAGCAGTGCTCCAGACAAGGTCGCCAACAACTTTTGATCGCTGTTCAGAAACTTATGATGCTGAGTTGTTATCCAACGCCGGTCAACATCAGCATTAGAATTTTCAAATTCAGTTCGCCCGGCTTCCGTAAAGCCAATGATCACAGCGTCTGGTGTTTGAGCCAGACCTTGTAGTAAATCAGCTTGTATTATGCCAACAGAATTACCAGGGTATGCATGATTTATCACTTCATAGTTGGGCAACATTTCCGACCAGTGTTGACCTGGAAAGGCAGTATCAGTAGAAAAGAAACTGTCGCCAACTATCAACAATCTAGGTCTAGTCACTTCCACTCTAGTTTCTCCTGAGAGAACGGATAGTTTGCATCTCGATAAAACACTTTGCGTTTGGTCAAATGGCGTTTGGCAAACTTACAGGTACTGGTTATGTCCCAGATTTCAACGTGGTCCTTGTCTTCTGCTTTTCTAATGCCGCGCCCAATTGATTGTATAACGCGGACAAAGCTCTTTCCGGGCTCAAGAAGAACCAGATTAAAAATCCTTGGAATATTAATACCCACAGCGGCCACACCGTAAGTCGCCACAATAATCTTGCCAGTACTGGTCGCCACTTCGTCATATTCATCTTGTCTTGCTCCTGCTTTGGTTGCACCTGACACAAACACTGCTCGATCGCCCAGGCGTTCAATCAAAGCATGACCGGCTGCCACACGGTCTACTAACACTAGTGTATTGCCTGTGTCGTTCACATGTGACACTAACTTGGCAATGGCAGTGAGTCTGTCTGGCTCTTCCAACAAGAACTTCAACTCACTTTGATAATTACTGAATTCTGCGTGGTCTACCAACTGCACAATGTTCACATGACACTGTGCCAACACGCCACGATCCTGTAGTTCGCTAGCACTGAGCTGGTTGATCACTGGACCAAGACTGCATTTTAATGCTTGGAATTCAAACGGCTCCTTGGGCACAGTTCCAGTCAACCCCCATCGAATTGGCACTCTCGCCATGATGCCGGTCAACAAACTTTTAAGTGCGTCTGCCTTGGCCATGTGTACTTCGTCTACCATCACACATACTACATCCTCAATAAAGTCTTGTATGGTGATATCTGCTACACCGTTTTTTGTGTTCTTCATCAACACATTTAAACTTTGCCAGGTACAAATTGTATGTGTCCGGCCAATTTCTTTGCGGTCGCCAAAGTAAACACCCACATCCAGACCCAGGTTCTTGTAGTCTGCTTCGGTCTGTGTTACCAGGCTCTTGTTGGGCACAATAACAATGCTACGACCGTAAGGTTCTATGCTTAAACTCAAGGCCGCTGTCATTAGCGTCTTGCCTGCACCTGTGGCCACTTCCTGAATACACTGCGGGTTACCAAGAAAGTTGTTGATGATCTCAACTTGATAGTCACGCAACACCACAGGCTGACCGGCCATCGGATGAGTCTTGGGCCACACCTTGTGCGCAAACGAATCCTCTTGGATCTGTGTAAAGTCAAACACAGTAGAGTATGTTCGCTGGTCATCCAGTTCAATGTCGTAGTTGAACTTTTCTAGTATAGGGATGATCTCGGGCAACAAGTTTACATAAGTGCTACCACCAAGTTGGAAGTAACTGACCTTACCGTCCCACCTGCCTAGTCTCACAGCCGGTAGATAACGTGCGCCTGGCACGTCATACTTGAATGCGTTGACCAGCGCACGACGAGCATCTAGTTCTAGGCCTTCAATTTTAATATTGACCTCGTCCTTAATCTGTATTGTACATTGTTTCATATGTTAAATTTCTAAGCTGTTGTGTTGTTGCGGGAAAAAGGTCTAATCCATCACACCGAAGTCCAAGATTGTTTGATCTTAATAGATATTGTATGTATGCCTCGTCAAAAATACTGTACATTGTGATATCACTATTGGTGTCATCTAGTATATCCTGCACATATTGTTCACAGCGTAGTTGACTGTTGTGAAGTCGTTGTACTGACAAAAAATTTTTATGCTGTTGTTGTATTATATCTAAACTAACTGTAAAAGTCAAGCCCAGTTTTGCCACAACTTCGATTAATAGCTCTAGGTAATTTTCAAATATATCTTGAGTGGTTAACTTTGCCACTGAATTTAATTCTTGATATTTTTCCGGGCTGTATGAAACTTCTAGCACATCGTTGATCCAGAACGAACACCACTCACGCATGATCCATCTAGGCATAGTTTCGTCAAATTTACCATGATAGTTCCACTGAGTGGCAAGTTTATCCTGCGCCACCTCAGGTGACAGTCTCGACGAGATGAACTTAATTAAATGCCCAGAGTCTTGTTTGATAAATTGATTGTTAAAATAATCTAATCTATGAGATTTGCAAGGAAGAATAGTAACAATGACATCATCGTCGTTCCAGGGATGTTGCCCAAGGTGACCCTGATGTATCTGTGATTTGGCATTTGCATTATACCGGTGCTGATGGCTGTCACCGTTATTGCCAAACGTAAATTCAGTAAACGGGCCGACTCTTAAATTAGTATAATTGTAGATACATCTAGTAACGTATGTACCATAACATCCAGGAGGAAAACAAACTCTGATCATAATAATAGTATATACTTATTGTCTCAGGAAGTCAAAAAGACAGACACCTTTTTTAAGGGTGCCTGTCATAAAACCCGGGACGGAGCCAACCTGCTCCCGGGAAAAAGGAGAAAAATAAACTAACCAACTACCACACGAAAACCTTGATCACGCTGTTCGTCTGCTTCATACTGGGTATCCACAGCAAACAAAAACAACTCACCATCATAAATCTTGTACATATTAGTCCTTTTTAGAAATAGAGGTTTTAAATAAGAAACCACACAGTACTGTCAAGCCCCAGGCCTGTAACCAAGTGACTTGGTTAATACCGGTGACAGCGTCAACCAAACAACCATTCCACAGCATGTACACAGGCCAACTCAACAAAAAACTCAGTAATAGTACGCCTGCAATACCAAGAACAACCACACCAATCACACTTGAGATTTCTTTCATGTTAGGCACTCCTGTTAATAAATTTCTTTTACAACATCGTATTGATCTGCAGGCCACTTGGTTTTAAACTCTTCTGACTTGACATAATCATTGTAGGCCTTGGCGTCAAAGAACACCTTGCGGAGCACTGAGGTAAACTGGCCTTTGGGTGTCACTGTCAAATAAACAGACTTTGCTTTTCCAGACATATCAATCTCCAAATATTAAAATAATAAGTGCTAACAGTAAAGACCACCACAGGTGTCCTAACATCAGCAACATTAAGACACCTATCCACGCCATATCAGGCACTCTTCATACAGGTAGTCTCAGCCATGCGCTTCCAGTTACCTGCAAAGCTCTTGCGCAGATCTGCAATCTTAAGAGCCATACGCAAACTCACCTCACGCAACCGATCTTTGTTGTTGTGCATAAAGTCAATAATGTCATCTTGTGCATACTCATCAAAGTCGTAGTCTGCAAACAACACGCCGTCTTTGGCAATCTGTTTGATACGCAACAACTTGTCACGCATGGTGTCCAAGGTCAAGTCCAGATAGTGACAACGACTCTGCAATGCATCCAGGTGGTCACGCAATTTCTGGCTCTTCATCTTATCAAACTTTAAGTTAGTGATAAAGATAACACTGCCCTTAAACTCAAAACGGTCCGGAATGCCTTCTCTGCGCAAAGCACTGCTCTCACTCAACCAGGAGATAACACGTTTCTTACCTGAGTCCAAGGCACCCTTGAGCAAGTTAAGAGCAACGTCATCTAACAAGATGCTGTCACAGTCGTCAAACACAATCACACTGTTGGCATCCGAATACTTGTACAAGGTCTGGTACAGGCCAATAGGAGTGGCACTACCCTTGACAACTTCTGCACGAAGTCGCTTGCCTGCCAACTTGTCAAACAAGCAGGCTTTCTCAATCTCTTGCTCTACACCAAAACTTTTACCTACGCCAGGAGGGCCACTCACAATCATAGCACGGATGTCACCGGTCACAGTGGCCTTTGTCATCTCATGCAGGATGTCAAAACGCTCACGGATACGGTCCATAGCTTCATCATCGGTCTCTGTCACCACTGGTGCAGGGGTTTCAATCTCAGCGTTAAGTGTACTCACAGAATCTCCATTTACATATTCAAAGTCTCGGATGGAATTTACCCGGATACGGACAGTGTCCGGGCAGTCGGGAAAGTTACCATCATTCTTGACAGTAACATAATTGCCTTTGGCGCCAGATGTGTAACCTGACACCAAAGTAAAAGCAATATTGCGGATGGGCTTGTTGCGGTACTCGCCCTTAACGATACGAATGGCACTCATGGTTGGCTCCTTGTTGTGCGTTAAAATTAAATTATAGCAGTTATCGAATTAGGCGTCAACCTTGACACCTTCGATTCCAAACTGTTCGAGCAACACGGCACGGCAGGCATCTACAGTGCGTTTGGTTACCACCACTTTGCCGCCTAAGAATCCCACATAGAGATTTCTGTGTGCTACAAACTTGATCTCACCATCAGCACCTGTGTGCTTTTGACGTGTGGTGGATGCGACTGTGCCTTTTTTGGCCACTACCGTGGTTGTCTTTGCAGGAACTGTGGCTTTCGTTTTGGTAATTGGCTTTGCTGGCACAGTCACAAAACCGTGCTTTCGGTCATACTTATCAATGAATGCCGGATCCTTACCCCAGGTAGCAAGCAGACGCTTGACTTCTGTTCCGGGCAATTGGTTCCAATGTATGATTTTGTCAGTCCAATTTTGCATTGTGGCTCCGTTTAGTTACTATACAAGTATTATAACAGTTTGGGAATTATTGGTCAACTGGGGCAAACATCTTGCTGCCTTGAACCATGACCGCGCGGTATGCTTCCATTGTTTTTTGTGTCTGTGCCATTGGGTTCACTTTGATAAACTGCATCATTTCCAAAAAGCCCATGCCTAAAAATTCTGCATCTTTTTGGATTTGTTTAATTGCTGTGGCTGTTTGCATACTGGCTCCGTTTTGTTAATCTATGCTATATTATAGCAAATTGGGGAATAATGGTCAACCATTCTAAATGTGGCTTTTTTGCAACAAAATCTGCTTATTTTTTAAGCACTTCGTAGAAACGCTGGTTAATAATGTCCATTTCCTCTTTGGAAACGTAGAAATCTGTAGTGGGGTCGTAGTAGGCACCCTCTTTGTTGTCATAATACAACACCTGTCCGGAGAAGTTGAACGGACCTTCTAGGCCCTTGCGTGGCTCGTACCGGGTGCGCATCATGTCCATAGTATCTACAACCTTGTAACCCATCTCTGACTCCTTTTTAACTACAATACAAGTATTATAGCAAATTGGGATTTATTGGTCAACCTACTGGTACGGGACTGAAAATATCACTGTAGTAAAAGATAGTGTTTTGCCAGCATCTACTATGATGCCATAGTGGCCTGCTTCGTTTGGTAACACCAACTGGTCAATGATCATGTCCAAGCGGTTACTGTAATTGAGTTCTGGAGTCATCCCGTAGGCAAACTTTGTAGGGCTGTGTACTATCCATCCACCTTTGGCTGCCACATCTGCTTTTACAACAACTGGTGCAATTGCCGCATTGCCATCGGTTATATACGCCAGCTCAGTTGGTGTCAACAGTGGATTGGGAACAGGGGCATAGTTGTATTTCAACATGCCCACTTCTGCTGTGCCGACAGTGACTGTTATAGTTACTGTCAACATTACATTCACTGCACGTAATTCCCAATCATACTGATCTTCAACTGGGTGTGCAAACTCACACAGGTATCCGTCGGATTCGTTGTTGGAACCTAAGGTAAACACACCATCAAAAACTTTGACTCCGTCAATGGTCACTATGCCGGCAGCTGAGTCAGGCATTGGAATTCCTTCAAGTTTAAATAATCGTTGAGTCATTTTTAATACATTCTATTATTAAATATTACTGCCAGTGTGCTAGTACCACTGGATCGGTAATTTCGTGCGGCTTTGGTGTGCCGTGGAATACTAAAATACTAGTGTCGTCGCTCATTGTTGTTCCTGTGCCAGGCGCCAGGTATTTTCGTTTTGAAAAATTAAAGCCGCCTTCCCAACACTGCCATCGCCAGCTTTTTACCCAGTCAGTGTTAAAAAATCGACGATTTTCTACAGGTATCAGAGCCGACACCAAATCTTGGTCGCCGCGATATTGGCCAACAAACTTGTTTATGTCTTGGTCAACCACTGTTTTCCATATGTGCCCATAATCTTCAGTGTTCCACCACATCACACTGGTGTTGGATACTGTGCAGGTGTTTTTCCATAGATACTTGAAATCTCTTAGTGCCCAAAAATATCGTTGGTTTAGTTGCCATAACCAATCAATATTTTTTGTTATTACAATGTCCAGATCAAAGTATAGTAGAGGACCCGAATGGTGCTGTGTGTTGAATAGCTGTAGTTTATACCACCAGGATTTTTTTGTACCCGTAAACCCCCAGTCGATAAGTGAGTGTTTGATCATGTGGTCTGGAACCGGTCTATCTGCTTCGGTGTACACATGTAATCTTACCGGACGGCTCAGATGTCTGCACAACATGTTGTACAATCTTTCTACATAGTCCCAGGTATATCCATTTCCGTGTATTACACAGGCGCAGTCTATAGGTTCATTGTTGTCAGGCATCATTTGATATTTACCGTTATATACACACATAAATATCTTTATGAAAATAGTTATAGTAACCGGCGGGTTTGACCCCATACACTCAGGACACATATCCTATCTCAATCATGCTGAACATTTAGGTGATCATGTGGTTGTGGGACTAAACTCAGATGCGTGGCTCACACGCAAAAAAGGCCGACCGTTTATGCCGTGGCGTGAACGCATGATTGTGTTGGACAATCTACACATGGTCGGCGAAGTGATTGAGTTTGACGACAGTGACGGTACAGCCTGTGATGCCATACGTCAAATTCAAAAAAAATACCCCAATGATGAAATCATCTTTGCCAACGGCGGCGACAGAACACCAGAAAACATTCCCGAACAGGTGTTTGACAACGTAGAGTTTGTGTTTGGTGTAGGCGGTGACAACAAAGCCAACTCCAGTAGTTGGATACTGGAAGATTGGAAAAAACCCAAGACTAGTAGGGCGTGGGGATATTATCGTGTGTTGCACGAAGTTGGTACACATACCAAACTAAAAGAACTAACTGTGGCACCTAAAACCTGCCTGAGTATGCAACGTCATGAGCATCGTGCAGAATTTTGGTTTGTGGCCGAGGGCGAAGCCGCTGTGTATACCTTAGACTCCGGCAGTGATCACGATCTAGTGGGACACTTTGATTTACACAAACACATCTGGATAGCTAAAAACCAATGGCACATGCTGTGTAACGAAACTGATCGGCCGTTACGGTTAATTGAGATTCAGTACGGTGACAACTGCGTAGAAGAGGACATCGAACGACGATGAAACCAATCCCTATTTTCATTGGCTACGACCCTAGAGAAGCCATTGCATTTCATGTGTGTGCCAATTCAATCATACGTCAGGCCAGTAGACCTGTTTGTATTATTCCGTTGGCACTGAACCTGTTTCAAGACTATAAAGAAACACACACTGACGGCAGCAATCACTTTATCTACAGTCGTTTCCTTGTGCCGCACTTGACAGACTACACTGGATGGGCAATCTTTATTGATGGAGATATGATTGTACGCGGTGATATCACTGAACTTTGGAATTTACAAAATCCCTACAATGATGTGATGGTTGTCAAACATGACTACAAAACAAAAATGCCTGTGAAATATCTAGGAGCAAAGAATGAAGACTATCCTAGAAAAAATTGGTCAAGCGTTATTCTGTGGAACTGTAACAGTCATCCCAATCGTCGGTTAACTCCTGCGTTTATTGAAAATGCCACTGGTGCTGAGTTACATCGTTTTACCTGGTTAGACGACAGTCGCATTGGGGAACTGCCACCAGAATGGAACTGGTTGCCCGATGAGTACGGCGAGAATCCTGAGGCCAAGCTATTGCACTATACCTTGGGCGCACCTTGCTTCCAAGAGTTTGCCAACACACCACAAGGCAGCGAGTGGCACAGAGAACGCATCTTAACTGAATACTGTTTGCAACGAGACGGTGTATGAAATTTTGGTGGTGGACCGGGGCATACCCCGGAAACTTTGGAGATGTAATTACTACGATAATTCTAGACCATTTTAAAATACCGTGCGAGTATTCTAAAGATGACTATGAAGCTATCAGTACAGGGTCAATCATTAAAAAAGCCAGACCCGGTACTGTTGTATTGGGATCTGGAATATTGGGCTACAACAACGGATGTGATCCACTGGCTGATTATCGCTTTGTTAGAGGACCGCTGACCAGGCAGCATGTGCTGGATAACGGAGGTGAATGTCCAGAAATATACGGAGATCCAGCAATGCTGTTGCCGTTGCTGAGAGATTCGGCTACAAAAAAGTACGACTATGGATTGATTCCACATTGGAGTCAGTACGAAAGTGTCCGTGCTCGCTATCCCAAACATCATGTGGTCAACATGCGCACCGATGATCCACTGAGAACCTTAGATGAAATAACTCAGTGCAGGACCATTGCAGCCAGTTCGCTTCACGGAGTAATAACAGGACATGCGTATGGCATTCCAACAGCACTGTTGGAATTTGACCCACTCAAAGGCGATGGCACCAAGTTCTTAGATCACTACTTGGCCATGGGCATTGATCCCGAACTGTCAAGTGTCAAACAGCCGGTGTTTTCTGTTGGATCTATTGACCTAGCTCCTGTGATAAAAGTATTCAATGATCTAAGAGATCAAATCCAGTGTGATTGAACCAATGGGTTATTGCCCATGGTACTGGGTTTTTGCGATACTTTTCTAAACATTAACATTTTTACTGCATCAAGATCTATGCGTTCATCTCGGCGTGATGCTATGTGAAACCATTCTGCAGGGCAATGATCAGTTAATACAGTGTGCTGGGTATTTTCACTTATGATGGCTTGATCTCCATACAACGGTGGAGCACTGTACAAAGATTCCCAATGGCTGAGTGGTTTACTGGTAAAGATATCCCAGAGATAACTGTGGTTACCTTTCCAGTACATAAATGCACTGGAGTGTATATTTTTATCTGCTTCGATCCACATTACAAATTTTTGCCGTTGTATACGTTTGACTATTTGATCAATATTGCCGCAGATCACAGTGTCTAGGTCTATGTACAAAGTCGGCCCTGACAGTGCTTTGGGTTTGAACATTTGCAGTTTTGACCAGAATCCATGGTCGCCAGGTAGTAATTCAATTCGCTCACAGTTGACAGGGCAGTCGCTGAAACACACAAAGCGGTGCGGAATAGTCAAATTTCGCTCAACTCCACGTTGTAGTTTATCAACCCAGGTGGCATCATATCCAACCTTGCCGCCTTGGCGCAACACACATGCTACATTAAGCATATCGTTCTAGTACCAGTAAGCCTGACCCTTTGTTGCAGTGTTCTACAATATGCCAGTCTTGATTGTAATGTAAGAAAGTAATCACTGCTTCAAATACACCTGGCCAAGCAGTGGGATCATGTAGAATAATGTACCGACCAGCATGTTTATTGTGTCGATCTAATTCAGCCAAACAGTGTGGTTTAGTGTGTACTGTGTCAATGAATAGTAAGTCACAAGGTTCAATATCTATTTCTAAACTGTTGGCAATCGCAAACTCAAAATCAATGTTGTTTTGTTTGGCACAATTTTTTAGTTCATCAAGAACAGTTAAGTTTGAATCGGTAATGTCGTAGCTACGTAATTTTTTTGGATTTCCGGCCAGCCAAGCACAGGTGCTGAGTCCGGTATAAACTCCAAACTCGACTATAGTATCAACTAGGCCAGCATACTTTTTGTAAGTATCAAACCTGGTTGGACTGTCGCCTAGCCATTTGGTAGGATGTATTCGTAATTCAACAAAGTCTTGTTGCAGTTGTTCTAGTGTTCTCATAACATTAACCAGCATACTTGTACACAGTATCATGGCCCCATTCTATATAAATTTTATAATTCCAAGAACTCAACAGATTGTCAATTTTTTCCTGGGTCCATCCAAATTCGTCACCACTGCCATTGGTTTCCAATACAATTAACGGAGTTGATCTAGCAATTGTTTCCTGTGCGCCCAACAATGCAAATGCTTCAAATCCTTCTATATCCAAGTGTATCAGATCAGGATCGACATTCAATGAATCAATTGTGATTTGTTTTATATCGCCGTGCCCTTTTATTTTTAAAGCGCCGGTGTTGGTTTCATTCCACCTGGGATTGGTTTCCAATTCAATTGACGATTCTACATTGCCTACAGCCACCTGATACTTTGTAACATTTTCTTCAGGAACATTGTGACACAGGCAAGTGAAGTTTTTATAGTCCGGTTCCATGGTGATAACAGACTGGAATAGTCGACTGTATTGCTTGGGATAAAGTCCAGCATTGCCGCCGGCTTGAATCACTAGGTTTTTATTTTCACACAGCTCAGATATTTGTACAGGTAAATCCCAATGTCCTATTTTGTTTAGCCATTTCCATGCCCAGACATCGTCTTGGGGCCACAACCATGATCCAGGATGCCGGCGGCTTTCTCTGTACTCTAAGCCTAACGATTCAAAAGTATCTTGCACCCAGTATTCCTTTGCTATAAATAAACTACTAATATTATTTATTCATCATGAAAGCCTTCATAATTTACTTACCAGACCGCGAGCATAGTGTCCACCACTCGGCCTACATGCTCGAGACATTAAAATCATACAAGCTCGATGCTGAACTGTTTGAAGGTATTCCAGGAGACCATGCTGTAAAACTTGCGACCAAATCTAAAAAAATCTTGTATCCGTACAGCATTAAAAATCGAAACATTGGCGATGAAGATCTCAGGAGACTGATCCGGCCCGAACTGTACGATGAATTCAAAGAGAAATATCATTATACTATTGCAGAACGCCAACGCATTGGCGAAGATCATATAGGTAAACTGAGTCGTCCCGGTGTAGTGGGCTGTTTTTATAGTCATTATGCGTTGTGGGACAAGTGCGTTCAACTCAACGAACCCATAATGATTTTTGAAGATGATGTCAAATTTTATCGAGGATGGAATCCAGTTTCATTTACCGGTGTACTGATATTAAGTTTGGGTAAGTCAAGTTTCCTAACAGAGCCTAATAAAACTTATTTAGAAAATCCCACAGGCATTCCACGTGCAGTGCCTTGGAAAAATTTCAGCATGCCGGGTGCCAGTGGATATGCACTGACCCCTGACGCTGCCCTGGGATTAATTAAATTTTACAGACCCTACTGGTACCCAGCTGACAATGCTATCAATCAATACATTACACCCATGTACATGCACAATTATCTCATGGGCAGAAATACACTTCCAGAAGAAGGCAATGTGTCTATGACCAAAAGCAAAGACTGGAACAAGATTATGGAAGCAGAAGTGATCGACGACGATTACAAAGAATTAATTATTACAGCATCAACAGGTATTGTACAATGAAGGTGGGTATATTTTATAACTCGATTAGCAATCCGGCTAAGTTTTCAAACAAAACAATGCTAATGGACAACTTCAAAGATGGGGTTGTAAGTCAGGGCGATGAAGTTATTGAATACCGCGGAAACACATTACCAGACCAACCGCTAGATGCAGGATTTGTACTGGGTTATACACTGGAAGATAACTTTAGAAATAAAATTATCACCAGTCTTAAAGCACAAAAAACACCACCAATATTTGTAGACAGCAACATTTTACACTACGCAAGAAAAGAACACGAATGGCACCGCTATAGTCTCAACAGCGTGTATCCTGGCAACGGTGAATATTTTTTTCAACAGTTAGATCGCAACAAGTGGACAACATACAGCCAGTGGCACGGTGCAGAACTTAAACCCTGGAGAGAAGGCGGGCGTGGTCAACACATATTGATCTTGTGTCAACGGCCAAAAGGATGGAACATGTTTGGCAATGATCAAGACCAATGGCTAGATAAAACTATTGATAAGATTCGTAAATATGAACCCAAACGTGCTATCATTGTGCGTATGCACCCAGGTGATGGATCAAGATTTAAACAAATTGAAAAAATACAAAAACGCTACGGTAAACGTATTCTAGTGTCAGACAAGGACAATATACGAGATGATTTGATTAATTGCTGGTGCACTGTTGGATACAACTCGACTCCCAACGTGGTGGCTGCCATTGAAGGAGTTCCAGGATACATTGAAGATCCCAAACACAGTTGGGCCGCTGACGTGGCATTTACGGACATAAGTCAAATATTAAATCCGCCCATGCCCGATCGATCTGAGTGGATACACAAAATTGCCAACATACACTGGAGCAACGATGAGGTACGTGCTGGCCAGTTGTGGGCCGCAATCAAGAACTATATTTCTGCTTCTCGCTAACAAAGGCCGCTAGTTCTTTTCTAGTGCCCTTGGCTGTCCAAATGCAACTGCTGTCTCGCATGTCCCAGTCAATACAACTAATTGGAAGTTGTCCAAAATTGTATTGTGGCACAATAGGATCCAACAGGTCTTGATCCAATCCCCAATATATGTAATCCTGACTGATATACCGAGTCAGTTGATCTGCATATTCTTGTAGGAATTTACGTGTAGGATCAGTGGGATTGAGGTACAAGCCGCCGGCTAAAAATCTAGCTTTCTTTCCTGTTATTCTGTGTATAAAAAAATCATGTGCTGTTCCGAGATCTGGAATGGATTTTCTAACCACAGCATCAACATCCACACACAACGCCGGTGTTGATTGAAACAACTGTGCAAGTCTAACAAATCTCGCACAGGCATAGTATGTTTTTTGCATACGTTCCTGTATGTCGGTATCTCGTCCTTTGCCCATGGCATTGAGTGTACGATCGTACTGTGACTTTAAAGGTTCTGCGGTTGGCACACGATTCCATTTGTCAGCGGCCGGTTGAAACAAATCTATCGGCACATGTTCATATGTCATAGATACATTGGCACTGGTATTGCAAAATGCAATCTGTTGCTCTGTGGGATTGAACACATGCATGTGAATTCCCATGTTGGTGTTTTGTTGTATGCTGTGTATGAATTCTTGTCCAAACTCATCAAAGTATTTTTGGTCGCAGGCTGCGTAGATAAAAAACTTTTGTTGTGTGCAAGTTCCTTGCAGGGATGGTATAATCATGGTTAAATATTTAATGGATAATTTATGAGAGTGAGTATTTTTGATCAATATGGTGCGCTTAACAGTACGCCGGTATTTACGGCCATACGTGCAGGGCTTGATCAGTTAGGCATTGAACACAACAGCATGGATAGTTCAGCAGATGTTGCTGTTATTTGGAGTCAACTGTGGCACGGTCGTATGAAGAACAATCGCGGTGTCTGGGAAACATTCCGTAGCGCCAACAAACCTGTTATTGTAGTTGAAGTAGGTATGCTACGACGTGGCAGCACGTGGAAATTGGGTGTCAACGGAACCGGCAACACAGCCTACTACGGACGAGACTTGATTCCAGGCAGAGCCGCACAGCTCAGACTAGAAGCAAGACCCTGGACCAACTCTGGCCTCAACATTGTGATTGCCGCACAACGATCAGACTCGGAGCAATGGGCAGGTCAGCCGCCCACTGTGGCTTGGCTAACTGAAACTGCCATGACCATTAGAAAATACACCGATCGACCTATTGTAGTAAGACCGCATCCGAGACAGCGTATCAGTGACATCCCCGGGTGTGTTATTGAAATGCCCAAGCCTGTACAAGGAACATACGACAGTTTTAATTATGAACAGTGTTTGTCAACTGCCTGGGCAGTGGTCAACCACAACAGTGGACCAGGCACACAGGCTATCTTAAATGGTGTTCCTGCATTTGTACACAGCAGTAGCTTGGCCTCGGCAGTTGGCAACACAGATTTATCTACAATCAATGATCCTGCTAGACCAGACCGAACAGAGTGGTTAGAAAAATTAGCATGTACCGAATGGTATCTTGACGAGATTGCTACCGGGTTGCCGCTCAAACGACTACTGTTGCCCTAACCAAGATAGATTCTTGTCAATCCAGGACAGTACAAGGTCTTGCTGTCTAACACAGCCGTGTCGTTGAACACTGGCAGTGGCTGTGTCGGGCAATAGATTCTTTTCTGCCAGTTCGTACCAGGTGGTAGTTTTTGGATCCATTGGAGCATGGTCGCTTTTATACGCAATCACATGTATAAAATCGTCGTTGGGTTTTTTCTGAAAAAAACCTGATTTACAGTCCCACCCATTCACAGCCAACATGTGCATCAAACTGACTACAGTGTGATGATAATAACAGCCACTGGGTTGCACAAACGACAACTGACGTATGTCCATATTTGTGGTCTGTGGTACTGCCATAATCAACATGCCACCATCTTCGGCAATGCGATTCCATTTGGCCAGGGTCGTCAATGGATTAATACAATATTGAAAAGCGTCGTGGCACCACAGCACATCAAATTTTGACTTTTTAGACATCTTTTCTGTGCTTTCAAAATCTAATATATTGTAAACAATGTTAGAATATTTCCTAACAACTGCTGGTGCAGGTACTTGATCAATGCCTGTGCAACGAATGTTTAACGGAACAGGTGCGTCGTCTCTGGTTGTTCTTGTTGCCCACCATTCCAAGTCTAACCCGGTTCCGCAACCAAGGTCAACTAAGGTACCAATACTTTCCATGAAGTCGTCATACTCAAACAGTGTGTTGAGTGTTTGCAAACTGTGTGCGTGACTTTCGTCGTGATTTCTAAATGTCATAATTGTATATCTTCCATACCGGCTGCTCTCAGCCTTACCACATGTCCCAGCATGAAGTTTTTACTTTCCATTGCTTTCATGATGCCCAAAAAACGATTACGTAACAGCGCAACTTCGTTGATGATGGTTTCAAAGTCAATCACTTCGTCTTCACCGTCCACATACTTTTCGGCATCACGACTGGTCAATGCTCGAGCGTACCCTTCTAGATACTTTTGAAAATGTCTACGTCGTATCTTGCGTAGTTGAATATTTAAGTAATTCAGCACTGCTTCAATTTCTTGTAGTTGGTTGAACCGATGTTCAGTGATGCCAGGTAGTGCTGTGATATTTCGTTCAACCATACCACCAATGGCACAGTCACGACGTGCAGAAATTAACTCATTTTCATAATGAGCAATAAAATCTGGAATTTCGCCTAGATTGGCAGTGACACGATTATACCACATATGTTATGCCCAGCAGGTTGTCATTTGGCCATCCATTCCAGAAATGACTGGGGTAATACAGTAGATGGCAATACGTTTCTACGTTTTGAAAATTCATTCACATACTCATTTAAGTTACGGCGTTGCAGTTCAGTTGGCTCAGCAGCAATTGATTTCACAATCATAGATGCTAATGCAGGCGGCAATTGATCTAGTGATTGCAGGATTTGATCTTTGCCGATGACATCCAATACACTGATTGACAAAAAATCTGGATCGTTGCATGGATAGTATCGCACAGTAGCGCCTTCGGCGTACTTGACAAAGTCAGAGATTCTATGAATGGTAAGATTACTTACAACACTAGAAAAATTGTAAGGTATTAGCCAATCTTTAAGAATTTGAATATTTTCAGTGAATCGTTTCCAGGTATTGCCGTGCCGCACAAATTCATAGTGTTGGTCAGTGGTTTCGGCACTGATTGCAATTTCAATCTGTGACACAGGTAACTTAGTGAGTTCCTGCAATAATCGACTACTATCAACTCCCAACCCCGATTGTATTATTACTTTAACATGAGACGGAATTAACTTTACCAGCTCTGCCAGTCCAAGATAAAGAAAGGGCTCACCACCGGTTATTAGCACCTGACGAATAGTGCTTGCCAATAATATACTGCGAATTTCGGTCAACAGACGCTGGGTTGATTCAGATTTATCCAGAGCTTTTTGGCTAACTCGTAGCAGAATACGATCAACATTGTTGATTTCAAATCGATCGTCACCAGTGTCCACTGCATGATATGTGCCGTTTTCAGACAGATCACGCAACCATGCAGAACTATATTGTTTGCAACAGTACACGCAGGTCATGTTGCAATCATTACCAACAATTATATTCAGTTCAGTAGGACTTGCCTGCACGTCAGTTTCTGCAAGTATATTACTTTTAAAAATCATCCTACGGCTTGTTTTTCCTTGACTTTCTGGTTGCCAACAAGCAGTGTTGCAACTGGCCACTGGCTGATTCTGCAACATCATTGTTCTTTCCCGCTGAAGGTGTGGACTATTAAACAACTGTCCAGGATGTTGATCAAGCCAGGCCATGTCAATGGACATTGGATCAGCAGAACAGCAACTCAATGTTTGCCGTTTTGCCAAATCAACAGACAGCCACCAAAATTTTTGACTACAGTAAAAATTTGTATTGACAGAATTATCAACAACGGTCATTAAATTTAATCTTCATATTCAGAATCTAAATCATCTTCGTCTTCGTACTCTTCCTCTTCGGGCTCTTCGTCAAGATCTCGAATATACGAAGCCAGTGCTGTTTTAACATCCGTGTCGCCTTTAAAGGCAACTCGAATGTCGTCAGGAACACAGTCGTTATCTACTAGTACAGATACTAGAACTTCTGCAGCTTCGTGACGGTCCACGGTGTTAACGTAGCGTTTAAGTTCATTCCAAATTTCGCTTGCTAAATCTACTGTCATGTTATTCTCCTACATTGTTGATGTGTTGTTTGCCGCTGACTTTTTATCACTGACACGGCCTGAATACTCTTGAATAAGAGCCTGATATTCCTGATTAGGATGATTGTGCAACCTTGAGAAATATAAATCTATTACAATACCAGCGGCGGTTCCCGGAAACCAAGAAGGATTAATTGCATGAATAAAACTGGCTATTCCTGCCCATATCAACCTACCGCTGGATGTTACAGCCCACTGAGCATGATTAAAATAATTAGTATTGCTGTTTCTAAGGTGCTGCCGAACACTCATAGTATATTACTTTCTATATTTTTTTTAATATTAAACACATTGGGTTTAATACCGGTCATAGCCAAATTAAAATCTACAAGTCGTTCATCTACCACAATGTTCACTGAAGATTTGCCAATGATTTTCTTTACCTGATCATGAATATTTAACAGACTTTGTTTTAAAATATCATGAGCATTGTGATTCATTGGAAAGATTCTAATCTCAAATTGATCTAGTTCTTGTTGGTAATCAATATCCGAAATTAATTCTGCGTAGTACACAGGCATTATCATAGCCACATTTATAGCACGTTTTATCTGAGAATCAAACACTTGTTGGGTATTTTTAGTAACATACTTTGTCCGACCGAGATAAAAAACTTTATTATTTTTTATTTCTACATAGTCTTGTGTGTTAAAAAATCCTTCAGAATCTACTTCTAGATGCGGACCTTGTGACGGTGATCTTATCCATAATGTTCCTTGACAGATCTTAAAGTCAACATCTGTAACTCCTGTTCCCATGTCAGCATGTAAAATCTCATCCAATGGAGAACCGAACTCTTTGTAAAATTGTTGCATGATTCCTTCATTGTTGCCGTAGAGATTAATAAATTTTTTGGCTCCTAAATTGAATACATCTGTTATAAAATGTACACTACACGGACTACCGCCCGACATTACTGTGCAATTCTGAAAACAATCATGCGGTAATTCGAGCTTTGCGCCTTTACGGTAATAAAGTAAATCTTTTTCGTAAAGAAAAACTTTTGTAAACAACCCGCGAGCTGCCAATAATCCTAATTCGTGAATAAATTGTATTGTAAACAGAGTTGAGCCTGCGTATAGTGGTCCTAACAACGTTACCGCTACCATGCCTATGTGATTGGTGCTACAATGACTAGCAAAGATATCAGTGTCAGAAAACAAATTTGCTGCCATACTGATACCAGTTAACAAATTTTTAGTTTGATGTATTAATTTTTTTGGTTGTCCAGTGGTGCCGCTGGTGTAGGCATTGACAATTTCAAAATCAAAATTTATTATTTCTGGTTGATATACATATTTCTTTTTATCAAATTCGTTAGATATTTCTTTTTCGGTTAGTAAAAAGAGATTTGATAAGTTTGCTAGGTCAACATATTTGCTATTTTGAGTCCAGTATAAAAAATTTTTATCTGCTATTGCCAAGTCTGTTTGAGCAACATAATGAGGGAAATCATCTTTATCCACTGGGGCCACAACAATTTGAACTTCAATTTCAAGACAGGCATAAAAAATTGCAATAGAGTCAACGCTGTTATGACGCATTATAATCATGCGTTTAACATTTTTATTGCGTAAAAATTCTTTCCAATATTGTACACGTGATAGTAGATAACTTTTGTTGCGTCGAGTAAAAGTATAATCAACAACTACTGCATTATCATTTATTAAATCAGCAGAAGTAATTGTACAGTGACCTTGTACCAACAACTTGGCAAATTTTTTCTCAGTAGCTAAATCTACTGTCATGTTATTCCTCTGCGGAAGTGGTGTCATCTACGACTGTTTTTTCTTCTTTCTGATTGGCAAAGTCTGCCATCAGTTTGTCTAAACAGCCGTTTTCGTTTGCTTCCCATTTTTTACGGAACTGTTTGATTATTTCGCCATCGCTTGTGGTAAACACCAAACTGTTGCCTTCTTTCTTGAGAATGTTTTTCTTCTCTGCCAAGTCGACCAAGCCCGAGTGCGGACTCATACCAGTAGCATAAGGAATCTTGACCTGCATGCCTTCAAATGGCTTGGCATAGCGTGTTTTCATCACTTTACAACCAGCACGGATACCGTTGACTTCGCTTACCTTGTTGCCATCTTCGTCTTCCTTGAGTTTCATTTTCTTCATAGCAACAACAATACTTGATGCGTAAATAAAACCCTGGCCACCGGAAATCTTGTCATCGGGATCAAACATGTCTTGACTGGCATAGGTGTGGTTGGTTGCTACCAGGCCAACATTGTGACTGCCAAACATGTTTACGCAGTTACGAACCAAGGCTGTGAGTGCTTTGGGTTTACGACCCATGTCACCCTTCATGTCTCCGGCTTCAAACTGATTCACATCTGTGGGAGTTAGTAACATGCCCAGCGAGTCAATTACCCACAGCACTTTCATGCGTTCTTCATCCGGCAGTGCTTTGTAATCAATCATAAATGTGGAAATTGCTTTGGCCACATCGTCAATCATGCTCATGTTGAGTTTGAGCAGTTTTGCAGGATCAGTATCCACACCCAGTGCGTGTAACCAAGATTCGTCTAGTGCGTTCTCTGTGTCAACAAGAATAACAAAGATACCTTGTTCTTGTGCATTCTTCACAATGTTGCCACTACAGATGTAACTTTTGCCTGCGCCCGATTCTCCAGCAAACACAGTTACTTTACCAAGCGGGATACCTTTGTTGAAGTCTCCAGAGATAAGATAATTTAATGCGTAGTTACCTGTGCCAATCCAGTCTGTGGGATCGTTAAATCCAATACTCAAACCTTGAATACTTTTGGTAATGTCCTTGCGGAACTTTGATATGTCAAATGGTTTTGCCATTTGTTTCCTTTAAATGTTTATTTTTAATTATGAGAAGACACAAGGGAGAATCTCCCTTGTGTAAGTGCTACATTACTTCTGTTGACGTGCTCGGATCATGGCCAAAATGTCTTCGGCTTTCTGAGTAGGCGCTGTGGTAGCAGGCGCTGTCACTGGTGATTTTGCCACAGGTGGCTCGTCATCGTCAAAGTCTGACACTGGTGCAGGGACTGCCTTTGTAGCGGCAACACTGGCTGGTGCAGATTCAGAACTGCCTGCTGGTGCAGACACACCTGCTGGACGGAAGTAAGAACCCCAACGCTCTGTGTCATATGCTTGACCATCAACACTTGCTTCAAACATTTCTTTCATGACTTTCACAGCCGCTTCATCTGGCTTCTTGGGCAAGAATGTGCTGAGATCAAACAGGCCGTGTGCATCCACTGCTGCCTGTTCCACTTCTGTTAGCGCACTCTCTTTACGTGCCCACTTTGAAGTGTTGTAGTCAGCAAAGCCGCCTTTTTGCGTTTTTGTGATGCGGAAGTCCAGACCACGTAGTGTGTCTGTTGGAGTTTCTTCCAGTTCCGGATCCATCAGCGCACCTTTGATAATGGTGAACAACTGAGGACCGATGATGAATCTACGGATGGGATTCTCTGGAGTCTTGTCATCGGCAAGAGGATTCTCACGCACAAAGCCCTGGAAAATGTAACTGCGTTTTTTCCAGTACTTGCGACCCATGTCTTCCAGACTCTTGTCTTTGAACCATGTGCGTACTTCTGTCAGGATTGGACAAGTCTCTTGCCACATTTCCATACAAGGAACTTGTACGTAAACCTGTTTTGATTCCATCTCTCCTTTGACGCCATTGAATGGCAAACGAATCATTGCTCGTTCTTGCCAAAAGAATGTGTTTTTTGTATTGCCGTCTGGAAGGAAACGGAGTGTAGTGGATGCGCCTTCTTCCATGTTCCAGTGTGGATAAATTGCGTTATCACCACCAGTGGATGCTCCACCTTTGTTGTTGCCTTCTGAGGCTGCGAGACGTGCTCGGATTTCTGCTAATGATGCCATTTTAAGTTGCCTTTCTAGTGTTATAAAATGTTTTCTAAGTTGCCTGTGATGCTAATAAAAAAGCGTGTCACTGTTGTAGTGTACACGCTTTTGTTGTCAGCGTCAATGATATTTATGACGCGGTTGTTCAAACTGTAAAAATTAGGCTGGCCGGATCAATCCCGACAGTTCACGCAAACGGGCCACTATGTCCTGCTCAACTTCGTCAAACTTTTGTAGTTTGCCCGAATGTCCGTATTGGCCTTGTAATGCTGTTGTTTCTTCTAATGGTGGGTTACCGGTTGTTACTGCTACCTCTTCTGCCATGTTGCCCAGCATTTGTTCAACCTGCTTGATCCATCCACTCACATCACTGCTGCCGATTTCTTCCGTGTCGCCCACAAAGTCTGCAACTTCGTCAATGGCGGCCGTAACTTTTTCTGGACCGTATTTGCTCAGTAAGTCTGAACGTTGCATTAAAATTCTACGAGTGATGGCGCTGGCCACCGGACTGTCTTCCTGGCCTTCGTCCACTTGATCGTCTGGAAAGTTCTTAAGGTGTCTAGGATCATGTTGTGGCGAGTATGTGATCCTGCCTTCTGGGCTTATCACGTGAGTAAAGTCGTAGCCTTCGTCATCCAGCTTGCGCATCAACTTTTTAGCACTGAAGAACGGATTGCCTTCTACTGGATACTGCATTACTTCTTCATCACTGTCCATAACAGTCCAAATGTTGTGACGTATAAAACGGCTTCGGTCTTCGGTGTCCGGTACCCGATATGTTTCTGTCATATCTGTCTCGGAATGGGGCATTCCTGACAGTTCGCGTAAACGAGCTATTGTATCCTGCTCGCCTTCGTACATGCTGCCGCACTCGTTTAATCCGTGTTCTGGACAGTGTTCGCCTTCGGCACTGTGATTGCATGATCCATCTGTTTCTTCGCCAAATGCATTTTGTGTGGCACTGCCTAGTTTGGCACCGGTCATTGCACCACCTGGACTTTTTGTCAGTGCGGCGCCAGCAGCACCGCCAAGCACTGCTCCAAGCATGCCATCTTGCAATAGTTCATTATTCATTCCGCCATCAACTGAATATTCTTCATCTTCTTCAGCAACAGGAGGAACTTCTGCTGGTGCAGGTGCAACCGGTGCTTCTGGAGCAACAGTTGGCGGAGCCAACTGAGTTGATTTAAGTGCGTCTAGCACTGTGTCAAAATCATCAAATCCTTTGCTGGCCATAGCACTGATACGTGCAATGACCAAACTACGGCAGTCAGCATCGGGATCTTGTTCGGCCAACTCTTGCAGTTGGTCAAATAGGATATCGTCTCCGACCAAACTGTACAACTGTTCGGTTGCGTTGGTTGCATCGGCGCCCACCGGCAACTCTTGTGACAACAATGCAATAAGTTCTTGCTGTTCTTCTGGTGTGTCAGGTGTTGCCCATGTGCCTTCTAACAGGTTGTTGGCCCAGGTTTCGAATATGTTTGCTTCTTTCATTGCAGTTCCTTGTTGTTGTATACGGGCCAAGATTGGCAAGGCCTGTTCGATTCGCGAATCAATTGTTTCTTGTACAAATAGCGTTTTAATATCTTCGATGATTACATCTTGTTCTGTTATGTCAGCCGGATTCCAACTTTCAAAGTAGCTGTTGTAGCCACGTGCGGAGGCCAGTCCTTTAAGAGTCCGGCTCATTGTGGCATGGTAAGCATTGGTTTCCGTTATCAAATTGGCAGTATCGCCTTCAAACACTCGACCTTGGCTAGCTCTGCGGAAACGACTCAGCACATTGAGTTCTTCAACCATGTTGGCAATGTGCTGTCCGCGCATGTCGTAGGGTCTGCCGCCATGCCGCACATGTTCTACCATAGCACGGCCGCCAGCCAAGTTACGGAATGGTAACTTGTAGCGTTCACCCTCGGCTGTTTCTAAAAACAAACTTTCCACTTGACGGAAACGTGCTTCGTTCACACCCATTGGACGTTTGTGACGTATCATTAAGCGTACCGAATCTGGCCCGCCATTCCAACTGATGTTCTTTGTGCCGTTCCAACTTTCGTATAGGCCTTCTTTGAGTGCAGCCTGTCCTTGCATACTGTATTTGAGTCTGTTGATATTTTGACTGCCAAACGTCATGAAATTCTTTGTGGCAAAGTTCTTAAGCTGATGTTGGAACTCGTACCATTCTGTTTTATCTTCGCTGTCCATGCCGCGGCCAACATTGTCACCGCTGAACAATTCCAAGTTCTTCTCATCTCCCAACATAACAACCACTGTGCCGTGGTTTGTGCCGCCTGAACTGACAAATTCAAAACTGTAGATTTCAGCATCTTCTGCTGTGGGTGCGGCCTTGCCAGAGCTGTCAAGCATTTCTGGGTCAAAGCCACGTGTGACCAATAGGTCAAAAAGTTGTTGTCCGGGAGTATTCTGTGCCATAGTGTTCTATTTATCTGAGTTTAGTATTAACGTAATGTGGCAAAAAACGGCATGGGCTCAATCATAGTGTCGCCAAAATCACGCATTTGCGAGTCCATTTCTGTGTGATAGTTTTGTAGCAACTGCATCATGCGTATGACCAACAGTGTGCCCATTACTAGGTCATCTGTTTCACCGGGTTTGGCAGCGTAGCTTGTTCCGTGTGCCACAAACGTTTTGAGTTCTGATATCAGCGGTGCACTATTGATTGTCATTTTTTTACTTTCCACTAGAATTTTTAACTTGCTACAAGCAGACAGTTTGCTTTTATTTGTAGTGTTAAAGCCTTTTCTAATTCTACGGCTGCCCCCGGCCACCGAGTTATCACTTAGGAAGTAACCTTCGATATTTTCTTCGCCAAACTCAGCAATAGAGATCAGTGCGGCTTCGCCGATTGTATTATTCTCTACCGAATAGTAAATGCTTTTAGTGTCTTTGACCGCTTCGTTGAGATGCTTACAAACATCTGCTAATATACGTATCTGTGCCGGAATTGTGGTTCGATTATGTCGCCATTCTGCTATCTGTATAGTGGTGTTGGCTTCAAACACCTGGATGGCCGCAGGATCGCCTCCGGTACCAAGACTTGGATCCAAGGCCACAACATACAGTTTGCCAGCCTCTGGCCGTTTGTACCAGCGTACTTGTCCTGTTCTGTACAAGGGCTCATGCTGACCTGTTAACTCAACCAAGATAGCCGGTGCAATCAGTGTTTCGTCATTGATAATAAATTCGCAGCCGATTTCTCGACGGAAACGATCTGTACCCAACTGTGCTTCCATACTGGCACCCCAGGCGTCATCACGGTCTGGATGCTCTTGCCAAAAACTACGGAATGCTTTAAATCCGTTGATACCCAGTGGTGTTGGGTTTCCGTATTCATCTTCGCATTTGTTGGCGCTCTTCCATAACAATGCAAACTGGTCTTCGTCTGAGTTAGGTGTTGATGTGATAATGGCCTTACCACCAGTTGCTAGTGTGGGGCTAATACTGGTCCAGAACTCTTTGGCAATGGTAGGACGCACAAACGCAAACTCGTCTGCGTACAGTAGTGATATACTCATACCACGACCAGTTGTTTCTGTGGTTGTGGCTGATATGATACGACTACCATTTTCAAAGTCTATACTGCCTTTGTTGTAGCTAGTGACACCTGCTCGAATGTGATCTGGACACAACTCATAAGCAAATCTTATACGTTGCATGATCTCCTGAGCACCGGTGTACTTGTGTGCGGCGATTAGAATGGTTGAGTCTGGTACAAACATTGCATACCATAACAAGTAGCCGGCTGCTGACGTTGACTTACCTGTTTGTCGAGGCATCATTGAAATACTGAAACGATAGTTGTGATACACATTGATCAATCGTGCCTGATACTCAAACGGATGGTACAACATCTTGCCCTGTGTAGGGTGTTGTATATAAAAGAAATGATCCAGAAAGTAGGCAGGACCGGTCACAGAGTCTGCGCAGTCCATAAATTCTGTCATTTCGGACTCTGAAAATGCCTGGCGGCGGTGTGGTGCTTTGATCAGTACGCCTTCTAAACTTTTAGCCATGCAGATCCTTTAATATTTTTTCAACAAACATGCTGTGTGTTTTAGTGCCACAGTGCATGTTGTCGCGAGCAACATTTGTTGGATCGTGTGCTACCCGTCCTGTCATTTCTGTATCTTGCAAGTAACACATAAATTTGATGTTTAATTTTTTGCAAATCATTTCAATTGCCAATGTGTTTTTAATCCGGTTAAGCTCTGAATTTGAATCATTTAAAAACCAGTGTTTAAGATAGTTATTGCTAGACATGTTGTCCTGCGGAGTAACAATTAAATGTTCAGTGTCACTTGTGAGTAGTTCTAGACGGCCTGAGCCTGGTGCCAACATGACCACTAGTTCTGGACACAGCTCTGGGATCCAATATTGAGACATTCTAAACAACGTGTCACAAGACCAGCCACCCCAGGATATGTTATGCACAGGCAGTGCTAATTTTTCTCCGAGAATGTAGGGCCAGGCTTCGTTTTCTCGAAGTCCCACGCCAATGGTAAAACTGTCGCCCAGTGTTACAATATTTTTAACTGATAGATCAAAGTCTTTTCCTCGAAATCCCTGCTTGTTCATATTATAGGTTATTGATAGATTCTTAGTCCAACCTTTTTCATCAGCAATGGCAACAAACAATGGATCTCTGAGATTTTCATCATACTTTTCTTTTGAATCAGTGGGCATCCATTCTAATGACTGACCTGCCCAGAATTGTGCAGTGTGATAAGGCGGAACATTTACGACGTCAAACATATAAACCTTTTGCCATTACGGAATTATATCTTTTAATGCACGGAACCGAGGATGTGCATGTATCTGTTTGCACAGCTGATCTGCCACTTGTTGATGATTGCGTGGGCCCGAATGATCTAAGTCTCTCGACAAGCCGTGTACAGGATTTCTAAAATCTTCCACATCAATTACAAAAATTGGAATATCAAGTTGATAACATAGATGGCGTATTGCTAGTTCATTTCTTTGTTGGTCTACAATGCTGTTAGTATCAGTAAACCACCAATTACGGAACTCAGACTGATTTGTTATTTCTTTCCATTGTGGAGACATAACATTACTCACATTGTCTTGATTTATTATTTCAAATCTTTCTTTAAATGTTGTTTGCAACACCACTGCATGAGGTTTTAACACAGGCAACCAATACTGTGCGAGCCTGAACATCAGTCCATTTGATGCACCCAGCACTCCAAAATTGTCAACTGGTAATTTTAATTGATTTCCAAGATAGTAGTGATATAATTCATATTCAGGCAGGCCAATACCTGTAGTAAAACTACAGCCAAACACAGCAATGCCTGTGGTATCAACATTAATTTCTCTTGATCTAAATCCTTGTGAATTAAACTGATAAGATAATCTAGTGCGTTCGTGGTCATTGGCCCAGCCATTTAAATCAAGTAATATATATTTGTCTTTGTCCTTTAAATTTGCAGTGAATCTTTCTTCACTGTCGCTACTGCACCAGTTTAAAGTTTTGTTAGCATATTGTTGTTGAACGTGACTTGGTGTATTTTCAAACATTGGCCAACTCCGGCCATAATTTTACAAACTCTCCTGCTTTGTCTGTGTGATACTGGGTTTCAATTTCTGCAATGTGCTGTTGAAATTTTTGTTCTATTCTTGGTTTTGCCGCGGTGACTGCACGATATGTGTTTAATGCGTTGTCGAAGAACATTTTTTCAGCAGGAGTAGCAATGCCCATTGCATAGAAGCGTTCAATTTCGGCAACGGCCTCGGCGGCAACACCCGGCCCATGCAAGAACGGATCAAGATAATCTGGCTGAAACAAGTTCTGCCATAACACAGTTGTGCCAGTGTCTTCTGCAAACTGGCGCAGTTCACAAATACGTGTGGCATTGTAGATGTTGTACACAGCATGTATGCCGCCCCACTGGCCCTGTGTGGTCATTAGATTTTTGATCAAGCCAAGGTTGTGTTTAATTTCTTCCCACTCGGCGCCATGCCGAACATATTCTAATCTTGGGCCAATGTTGTCAAAGCTCATGCTCCAACCAACACGGTTTCTTTTTGCTAGTTTTTGAAATAT